AATACTGTGCCACGAAACTGCACTGGCATACCAACAAACAATTCTGCTGTGCTACTACAAGTCAGTATGTTTGTGCCTGTAGTTGTTGCTGTAATATCAGTGATCTTACTGACTAATGGATAATCGCTTATGATAAAATCAAGACCTGTGCGACTATCACGAAAATTCGTAATACTTCTACGTATGATTTCAGCACTTATTGTTGCACCAGTCAAATTAACAGGAGTTGTTCCTGTAGTCCAACCTGATGTATATTGTGTTATATTTGCCCAATTCAAATTCCAAAAGGCTTTTTGATTATAGACAAGTTCTTGTGCTAACACTTGCCCATCAAAACCGCCCACTTGATTGAGGGTATTTTGACTAAATTTTGCCATCTCGCTGCCTCGCTGTTGACCATACCGTGCTACCTCGCAGATGTATGGTGTATATGTTTATTTATGCTGTTTTAACATACAATGTGCCTCCTAAATAATAATAATTTCCCGGAGAAACTACTTCATAAAAATCACCATTACTATAATTTGTTATTAAAGTAGGAATAGTTGTTGTAGAACAAAATATATTGCTATTTGCAATAGTTAACGAATTACTATTAGGAATTTGATAATTGTAAGCAGCAGAATTTCCACTTATTACAACTTGTCCTAAGTCTGGTTCAAATTGAGTATATAAGGTGCCTACAGATACAGCAACATTAGCATTTGCTATATAAGTATAATTTAAACCATTATCTGTTGATGAGAAAAATGCAGCAGTATTACCTCCTCCATTAACATTGCTACGATTATTAAATACACCTACAAATATATCTTTATTAGTATTAACTGCTTTAAAAGAAGTTTTAAAAATATTTAAATTTCCAGTATAATTACTGGTTGACCAATTAACTCCACCATCATCAGAATATGCAGTAAAATATGTAGTGTCAGATATATTAGCATTATTTGCATCATATCCATAAATTAAAATTCTATTTTTTGAATATGTGCTATTATAATATCTTGGATATGTATTAGCAGAACTTGCATAAACTTGTGGCAAATTTGCACTATTCCAATTTATACCATCATTACTATAAAAACAATTTCCTGGTGCAGTTAATGCGTTAGGAAATTCAGAAAATTGTAAAAATATATAATTATTTCCACTATAATAAAGTTGTCTACTACCACTTCCAGAATTAAAAAAAGAAACTGAATGATTTGCTATGTTATTACTATTAGTCCAGGTAACTCCATCATTAGTTGATTTGGAAAAAAATAGTTGGTTATTATTATTAAAATTTGCGTAACCAGCAAAAATTAAAGCATTATTACTATATAATAAATCTAAAAATTGTGTATCATTTGCTCCGGATACATTTATATTACCTACACTTCCAAATGTATTTCCGCTGCTTAATCGTTGAATATTTACGTTTGGAGATGAAATCAATGCAGTATATAAAAAATTATTTGCATTTTTAGTTAATTTTTTTGTAAATTGAGTTGACACAGAAGATCCATTAGACCAAGATACACCATCAGTAGAAGTTATTAATCTAGTATTTCCTAAAACATTAGAATTAACAAAATTTGCAGTAGCAAAACAATAATATTGAAATTTAAAATTAAGAGGATTACCTAAAGTAACTGATTGAGAAAGATTTTGAACTTGTTGTAAAATTCCATTATTAACAAGAGTATTTGCGTTCCATAATCCATCAATAGTTTGATATCCACCTGATAATCCCGGAGCCAAAACATTAGGATTACCACGCCTGCTAGCGGTTATTAATGAAGGAACAGTAAGTGTTTGTGGACTATCCCATCCTACCAAATATAAATTACCATTATTTACACTACTGGTTATATTACCCGGAACATTAAAATTATTTGTAGAATTATCAAATGTAAATCCAGCGCTGGCCTGAAAATTTCCTGCGCCATCAGTATATTGAATTTGAGTATTTGCTCCAGCAGCGACACCATTACCAGACCCTGTTCCTGCAGCCCAAGTCAAATTTCCTGTGCCATCAGTTTGTAAATAATAACCATTATTTCCACCAGTAATTTCAACATTACTAACATCAACATATAATCCATTGCTAGTAAATTGAACAATATTAGCAATACCATTAACAGTAACATTAATGTTTCCATTTGCAACTGGTATATTTAAATTACTTGTTCCATTTGCTATTCCTAAACCAGTAGCCCCTTGAGGTCCTGTTGCACCTGTAGCACCACTTGCTCCTGTGCTACCTATACCAGTAGCACCTGTTGGACCAGTTGCTCCAGTTGAGCCCATTAATCCTGTGCTGCCGGTGCTTCCTATTGGTCCTGTCGATCCCGTCGCACCTGTAGCGCCTGTAGCACCTTGTGGACCAGTAGGACCTGTTAATCCTGTTGCACCTGTTGGTCCTGTTGGACCTGTTGGACCTGTTGCGCCAGTAGGACCTGTCGCGCCTGTTGCGCCTTGTGCACCTACAGCACCATCAAGATTTACAGTCCAACTACTATATGTTCCATTACCTAAGGTGCTTGTAACATTAGCAGTTAATTCTCCATTACCGGTATAATAAGAAAGAATTTCACCATTCATTTCATTATTAGCATCATGTGCTATAACGATAGTTTGATTAATTGTATATGCTAATCCAGTATCAACAGTTAAAGTTTTAGATCCAGTTCCTATAGTTACAGATGTATTACTCGTAGTTGCATATTTGTCACCAGGTAATCCTGTAGCACCTGTAGAGCCAGTAGCACCTGTATTTCCTGTTACACCAGTAGCACCTGTATTTCCTGTTACACCAGTAGCACCAGTGGCGCCAGTTGCTCCATTAATATTTCCACCTGGTGTCCAACTTAAATTACCATTTCCATCGGTAGTTAAAATTTCTAAATTGCTACCACCAAATATTTTAACATTACCAACATTTCCTAAATTACTTGTTCCAACAACTGTTAATGAAATTAAATTTCCAACACTTGTAATATTTGGTTGCGCATTGACTGTTACTGATCCATTAGCAACAAAGTTAGTATATGATATAGTCATTTTAAAATATCCTTATCTATATTATCCATTTCACATCTTTCTAATAATTTATTTTTAATCCTTTTCCATAACATATGATCATTTCTATTAATGTTATATTCATTAATAATATAATTTATGATATCATCTTTATTGCCATTTGCTATAATTTCTAAAGCATTATAATAAAAATTTAAATCTAATGGTTTAATTAATTTAGGCATCAATCTCTACCTTTTAAAATATCTATAAATTGATATGTGCAATAAACCCTTGTATTACCTACAATATTTCTAATAACATATCCACCAGCAATATAACCATTTGCTAAATTTGATAAATTTTCTTGATTATCATAACCTGTTTCATAATCAACAAAAGTTGTTGTATTTGCAGGAATAGTTATTGTGCTAAAACCAGTAGTAGCATCAATAACTATAGTATAAAAGTCATTATTATCAGCATAAAAAGGTGCTAATTGAATTATACTATCTTGATTTGCTGTAAAATATGCAGTTAATTGTAAATACATATTTTCATCGGTTGTTAAAGGCCATAAATTTGAACCACTAATTGGAACCCAATTTAATACATACCAATTATCTGGTAATGGACTTAAAATGTCTAATACTATACCTCCACCATTTGAAGGTTGAAATTGACCAGTGCTATTTGAAATATATCCATTGGCAGTGGTCATTGTTCCTTGATAGAATGGATAATAATAATTAGCGTCTAGAGTATTTCCATCAATATAATAAGGTCTTGGTTGTCCTATATTAGGAGCAGTAGCAATATCAATTGGAATATCAGCATTACTGCTTATACCACCACCAAATCCATATATTTTTATAGTTGGATTTGCATCATTATTAATATTAGTATAAACAATGGTATTAGGTTGTATTTGATTGCCATTTATACCACCAATATAAAAATCTAAACATCCATTAGTAAAATCAACTAATGGCGTGTAATTTACAGTAAAGGTAGTATTGCTTACGATATTACTTATTTGTGTTGGATAAACTAAGTTTAATTGACCATCACCACTTATTTTTTCTACAAACATACCAACAACTAAGTTAGCAGTATTAGCAACTGTAAAACTATTACCTATGCTTGTTACATTACAAAATCCATTACTTATAATTGTAGGTGGAGTAATGTTTGGTCCAGTCCAATTAAACAATGCGCTGCTATTACTGCGTTTACCTGACGTATTATTACGCGCAGTTACAGACCAATAGTAATTACCTGCTGGTAAATCGTTTACATTTACGTTTGCGCTTACATTGGCAGCAAATGGCGCACCATTACTTTGTTGTATAGTTCTATACAGCCTATGTTCAATAACATTACTATTGTTACCAAAGTTAAAATCCATATACAATACAAGACCAGAATTTGGCACAGTGCTTGTTACGTCAAAACTTGCAATCTGTCCACTTGTTATTGATTGTGTTACAACTGTAGGCGTTCCAGGTGGTGATATAACGTTAGGATCTTTTAATCCTGTATTAAATGCAGGAACATAATCTTGAACTATATCAGCATAAATGCCATCACTATATTCAAATGCCTGTATTGCAGCAAACAAATTACCATCAGTGTCTTTTTCCTCAGCAACACTACTTACACGGAATAACTTATTAGTCCAGCCATAAGTTTCATGTGTAATGCGTATTACGTCACCTGCTTCAATTTGTATACCACTAAAATCAGTTCTAAATGCAATTACTAAATCTTCACGACTTTGATATAATCTGCGCTGTGCAAGATATTTGGCTTGAACAGCATTATTAACAAGTGGTAATGTAATGTTTAATCTATTAATTGCTTCGTTTGCGCTTAATAGTTGTGGATCTTCTGTAAACAAATCAATAATTTGGTAATCTGTTTGATCCTTAATATTTTTATTTGGATATGCTACTTCTATTTGATTATAAGTTTCATTTAAATCTATTGGACTTACATCTATACCACCAACAAGATTGCTGCTATCTACGAGGAACAATCCACTTGTGCTTGGGTATCCAGTATATAATTTGTTGATGACTACGCGCCATTTACCAGTAAGTTCACTATATTGCAACCAACTATCTGCGCTATCAACTAAGAATTGTAAATTATTTAAACAGTTGTCGGCAGTATTAAGTGGTCCATTTATACTATAACGTGCTTGTTGTGGCAATGGTGGAGTTGTATCACCATCTGCTGGTATATAATCAATAAATTCTTCACTATATAAATTTAAATCTGTTAAACTTGTTGTATCAATGCTACTCAAAGGTATTGCACAACCATAACGATTATTAAGCATATAATCAAGTATAGCATCACCTGGTTTATTAATACTATTTGTTAAATGTGCTGTTAATCCACCTATACCTGTTGTTCCAGCATCAACACTATAAGTTACTTTAATAATAGCAAAAGCACAGTTAGTCATTGTTTGATTTGCGCCCCAGGCTTGACCTGCTGGAACACCATTAGTCGTGCTTAGTATTTGTGCAGCAGTAAATGGATGATTGTTATTAACGTTGCTAGAACTTCCATCTACAAAAGTATAGATATATAAAAATCCTTTACATCTTGTATCTAATTGACCAGTGCTATCATTAGTTTCTAACGCATCAACTTCACCATCAGTGCCAAATATTACTCTTTTACCATCGTAATACATTTTATTAGTATCAAAAGTATAAGAGCCACCACCACCGCCTTGATCATCGCTAACTTCGGCTAATGATACTACATACCACATAGTCTGCAAGTCATTACTAATCATTGCATCAGTAATTGCACCACCAACAAATGCACTACCATAAATAACAGGCAGTTTATTATCTGTTGCTGGTGGTAATTGTATACGACCACCACCAGTTCCACCTGCATCAGCGGGAGTATCTGCACGTTTGGCAATTAAACGACTTATACCAATACTCACAGCAGCAGTTAATAATGCTTTACCTATTAAACTACCTACACCAGGAATAAAGAAAGTAGCAACAACTGCTGCAACTTTTAATACTGTTTTAAGAACTTTACTCATTGTCTCATTCCTTTCTTTACCCAAGTCTTTTCACTTAGTTCATAGCCAAATCTGTCAAAGTCCATTTCTAATAATGTTTTAGGTGCGCTTAGTGTTATATGGTGTATACGCTTTTGTTCTACTAAATCTTTACATTTTTTATCAAATTCTTTAAAAAGCAGATATCCTGCTCTTGTTTTTCTATATTCTTCTTCTACATAATAAAGTATTTGATGCATGAATAGATATTGTGGTGCCCACAAATTAGGACTTATTATTCCCATAATAATGCCTACACGTTCATCACTTTCTGCGATGTAACAAATTCCTGCGCCTGCTAATATTGTTGCAAATATTGTATTAAGGTGCGTATCATTTAATTGACCACACACGATGTCACCTAATTCATCACTTTCATTTATACGATGTATAAGATTGATGAAATACGGTAAATCAAATTTATTTGCTTGACGTATATTCATTTATTTACCTGTCTTGTTCTCGTCCATCGTCGCCGCCACCTGGGCGACCGCCGCCGCCACCGCCACCGCCTGGAGGAAATCCGCCGCGTCCAGGAATAATTGTTCCTGCTTTTGGCTTCTCACCGAAATCAAATACTACGCCACTGATAGCATAAACCTGATCCATGCTGCTATCTGTAGAATTAAAATAGCGCCAACTTTCCTTGTTAGTTTTTCTTCCTGCTATTCTGTTTTCTAAAACTGTTTTATAACTGCTTGCACCAATGCTTACAGTAAAGTTATCTTCTATGCCTTCACGATCTTCTGTAATACCATAACTTGTAACAATACCACGAAATCTTGGATATGTATTTGTTAACACCATATTGGCGTCATAGAAACCACGCAATACTTCTACTTCACTACCACGTATTTTTGTAGCAAGCACATTATAAATATTATTGCCATCTATACCGCTTAATGCAATAACTGTTTCTCCACTTGTTGCGCGTAAATTACGATTTTGCGCACCAACAGCAAGTAATCCACCAAGCGGATCATAAACATTACCACTAATAGTTTCTGGTTGATAACTACTACTAAAAGTTAACACAGTCACGTTTGCTGCTGTGCCATTACCACTGCCTGCACTATTTGCTGTAAAGAATGTTCCTACGCTATTGCTGCTTGCACCTATGCTAGTCCAATTTGTATTACCAGTTGTTTGTATAATATAAGTTGTATTAGCATTTATATTTGCTGCATCGGTAGCAGGATATTCATTAAAGATTGTTATTTTAACAAATTCAGCATTATTAATTTGTGTTGCATTATTAGCAACTGCTGGTATAACTTGTGTCATGCTGTGCCTACCCACTCATATAATTCAAAATCATCATTAAATTCGATTAACGCATTATTTAATGTTGTCGAACCAGACTTTACATATCCGCCTGGAATTAATTTATATGTAGGCATATTAGGACAAAACATGTTGAATGTGCAAGCACTTCCTACTGTAATACCTGCTCCTGAAATACTACCTGTAATAATTCTTGGCTTATTTGTTGTAACTGTAATTGTGGATCCGCTACCGCGTAATACTTGTGTAGTGCTTGTGAATGGATATGTATAAGCACCAATTTGTATAAGATCATTTGGTTCAAAAATAATTGTAGTCGGGCTAGCACTAACGCCACTTACATTTAGTGTTAATTGATTACCTACATAATCAGTATTGTTAGAAATAGTAATTGCGTTAATTTGTGTTCCGCTTAATTGTCCTTGATAACGAAATATCCAACTTAAACAACTATTATTGCTGAATGTAACTAATTGCGGTGCATATCTATCAATTGTATCTAATGCTTCTAATAAATCACGATTATTGTAATAATATAAACTACTTGGCATA